CTGCGATGTGTCCAAGTTGTTGTTCGTGACCGCCAACCATGTGAGCGAAGACGTGGAGTCACGCGGACGCTGGTACTCCAGTTCCTGCCCGGGCCTGAGCCCCATCTTGATCACAGCCATTAGGGAATCTCCACGACTTCATCGGAGTCTGCCAGTTGGCGGATCGCGTCCACCTGCTCACGCTGTAACTCGACCTGCTCTTCGGTCAGCCGAAGCATCTGCTTTTGGTCACTGTCCCGACGCATCGCCCCGAGGATCGCCGCCAGTGCTTCACCCGATCCGGCCTGCAATGCTGCCGGGCCGCCCGTGTCCTTAGCTGTCTGCGTGGCTTCTTCAACGTCGCTCACGATCTCTGCCGCCTGAGTCTTGAGACCTTGCACAGCAGGGGTTGCCGCCGCTTCCACAGCCGGACCAATGGCCCCGCCGAACTGCTCCATCAATCCTTCTCGCAGTTCACTCGCCCTGGCCTGAAGCTCTTGTTCAACCGCTGACGGCACGCGGGCCGCAATCTCTGGCAATGCCCCGATGGTGTTCTCTGCCCCGTCCAGCAGGGGAGTCCACGCCATCTCCAGGGCCTCAGTCCCCCCGCTGGCGATGTAGTTCCAGATGCCATCCATCGCAGACGCGATGTTGGAGCCCATGTTCTGAAACGCGGTGCCAACGAAATTGACCGCCGTCGTCCACACGTTCTGCCAGTTGTCGAGGAACCAGTTGAAGTACGCGGGCACCTCGACCATGAAAAACTGCTGAGTCGCTCCGGCCATCTGCCGCAGTGCCAGTTCGATCTCCAGCATCGCCACTTCGCCGATGGTCCCGATGTTGGCAATCGCGGTCGCTGCCACCATGAACGCATCGCGCACGAACATAATCGCCGGGCCGACGTTATCGGTGAGAACAGAGGTCAGCGTGGCGAATGCTCCTTGAATCGCCTCGGTGTTTCGCTGGAACATCCCCAGCACCTCGACCGCGATCGTCTGGAGAGTCGGCATCAATGCCCCGCCGAGCATCTCCATGATGTCGCCGATGACATTGCCCAAGATCGTGAACGGGTCGGCGACTGCACGAGCCGCCCCGCCGAATTCGTTCTGCAACTCCTCAAGGATGATCGCCTGAGCCCCGGCCAGATCACCGCTTTTCTGCAACTGCTTGATCTGCTGTTGCTGCTCCTCGCTGAACGCAACGCCGACCTTCCGAAGTGCGGTCACACCTCGCACAGGATCATTGAGAGCCTTGCCGACCTGCACGATGGACGAGTTCAAATCCTGCCCCATCACCGCCGACAGGTCTTGAGCAGCGACAATCGCCGACTGGAACGTGTCGCCCTTGATCTGGGTGAACGTCGCGAGGAGTGCAGCCGCGTTGATTGTCGCATCGTCCTCGAAGTTTGTGACGAGTTGCAGGTCGCCCGCCATTTTGCGGATCTCTTCGCCGCTCACACCTGCCGCGCCACCAGTCGCCGCAAGCACTGCGTCGAGTTTCTTCCCCGACTTCTCTGACTCCCGGAACGCAGACAGTGACCCGCTCACGGCATTGGTTACAGTTCGCACGCCTGCCGCCAGGACGTGGAATTGGACCATCCCCCCGAAGACGCCAGCCTTGACGTTCTTCGCCTGCATCTTGTTGATTTGCGCCGCGGTCTTCTCCTGTACCGCCTTGATCTTCGCCGACGCCACGCGGGTGTCGTTGTACGACTTGGCGAACGCACTCCCGAGGGTGCCCGTTGCCCGAGCAACTCCCGCAGTCAGTGAGCCCATCGACCGAATGATTGATGCCGAGGCACTGCCCGCGTTGCTTGCCATCGAGCCCATCGCGTTCCCGATGCCTGATGCAGCCGAGCCGACAGCCTTGCCGGTGGACTCGACGACAGATCCGACCGCACTCATCGCGGTGAAAAAGCCAGTCGCGTTCGCGGAGATGTTCGCCACCAGGTTGCCGATGACGGCCATTTATTCGGTCCTCAATCGAGACATTCCACGGGCCACCTCATCGGGAGTCATCGCCTTCGCCCTGGGTGCATTCGCGGGACTCATCGCCGCCAACAGTTTGCCTGTGTCCACCTTCGCCCCCATCGACGACGCAATCACCGACGCAGACACTGCCGCCCGCCGATCCTCGCGCGACTCGCCGAATCCTTCGAGTTGGTGAAACGCCTGCAAGACAGTCACTTGCCGTGGGGTCAACTCGTCGAGCAACTCCTCCCACTTGGCCAGCCGATGATCTGCCGCCGCGAGCCTCATCACCCACAACACCAGATCATCGGCAGCTAGTTTTTTGCGGCCTTCTCCACCGATCCGGGGGCCGACACCTTGAGCACCGCGTCGGCGATCTCCTTGACCACATCGACGGGGATGTCGCCGATGGCGTCGTCATCAGCAGCGAAGACCTGCGCGCCGGACTCATCCACGACGCAGGTCGAGACCAAGTAACGAAGACTCGATTGCTCGTTGGCCTTGGCAGCCTCATCGAACGCGAGAGCCTCACGAATCGTCAGCGACCGCACATAGACCGCTTCGCCGTTGATCTCGACACGCTTGGGCACTCGCTTCAACAACGCCTTCCTACTCATCGTCGTCACCGTCTTTGGGCATCTGGTCCCAGTTAGGACCGGGCTTGTAAGTTCCATCGGGCAAGTAACCGAGGATGATCCCCGCATCGAACAGCGGGAAGTCGTCGGGATGGATGCCCGCATTGAGTCGAGCGTAGGCGTGCTGGGCCTTGGCGAACTCGGCAGCAGACATCGACGCGCGCTGCCTGCACTCGTCGTCCACCGCTTCGGCAATCCCCATGCGTACCAGCATGAATGAATCAGGGCGGTCGAGAATTGCCCCTTGTTTCCAGAATGTCACGGGTCGTTTCTGGCCATTCCGCAGAATCACCCGCTCCACCGTCTGGGCCTGCTCCTCATCGGACAAGACCGCAGACGGTGAGACTTCGATGTCATCGCGCAGGAGTCGTGCTTGCATTACGAGGGCCAGCCCGGGTCGCCAGTGACGGTGTAAGTGACGCTGCCCTTGAGCCCGTCGCCCATATCGACAGTCGCGCCGAACTGCACGCCCGCCGAAGTGAAAGACTGGTTCGTCGCCGCAGTGTCGGCGTAGATCAGCTTCATCGCATTCGTAGCGGGAGTCGCGATCAGGTCAGTGATTGCCTGATGACCAGCCAACGCGGGATCGTAGAACAACTCAGCCGACACCTCGCCGGGGTTCGAGTAGCCGGTCGGGGCGAACGTCTTGAACACCGACCCATCGAGCGTCGTAGACTCGAAGGTCTCCGAGCCCGACCCGCTGTGCTCGATGCTCAACAGTTGCGCGATGTCCACGAGCGAAGCACTGACGGTGTGCTGCAACTTGGTTCCCTTGCACTTGACGATGGCCACAAGCCACCTCCTTTCATGTGTGCTGGATGCGGAAAGACAACGAACGAACGTAATGCCGCTGATCGCGGCCATCCCCGAGGGTCACGATGTCATCGAGCGTGCTGTCGTGGAGCACTGCGTTGATGGTGTCGCTCGCCCCGGCTGCCCCAACGTAATCACGGAGGAACACCTCGACCGCGTTACTCAATGCGATTGCCCCGGGCCGACTGGTCGCGTAACTGTCGATGTCGATCTCTGACAGACGCAGCGTGCCGCCTGTGCCGTCGAGTCTCTTGTAGGGATCGTGCCCGGTCTGCGTGATGATGACGAATGGAGGCTTGATTCCCTCCGCCGGATTGTCCAGGAACACAGCCGGGAACGACACACCGCCGACAGTCTGTGCAGGTGCCAACGTCGTGATAGACGACTGAGCCAGGAGCAGCGTGCGGAGTCCTGTTTCAATTGCCACTCTTCTTGGCCTCCTGCGCCACCGCCTTATCAATGCCTTCTTGAATCGCGGTCTTGAAGACGTTCATCATCTCGGTTTGCGATCCCTTCCACCCGTTGATAACCGCGTCGGGAATCATGCGTGGCATGGCACCGAGGAATCGATTCTTCGAGTCGGTACGATCTGCCGTCCCCAAGACAGCCCAGTGGATGTTGGCAGCAGCGATGCCGACGCCCTTGTTCTTTGTCTCGCCCTTGCGGGTGGTGTATGTGTTCTTCCCTGTGCGCTGTGCCTTCCGTGTCTTCTCAGTTCGCTTGCCGACGCCTAAACCGGTCTTAGCCTGCCACACCTTTTGCTTCGACTTGGTGGCACCAACAAAGATTCCCACGAGAGGCTTCGCCCACTTCTGCATCACTGGCACCTGGGCCTTGATACCACGACGCGAGACCCGCAACGCCTTACGCAGTGCCTTCTCGATGACCCGCTGCCTCACCTTGTCATTGATGCGACCGATGGCTTTCCGAAGTGCCTTGGCCCCGCCAAACTCCTTGGCGACTGCAAGCCCAATGGTCTGCTTGAACTTTGCGCCGCTGATCGCCTTCGCCTTGCCGCGTGCCTTGATCTGTTCTTTGGTCGGCTTCGGCCCATCGCCCCACCAGTTAGCCATCGGTCGGCACCTCGATAGCTTGGAATCGCACCATCTCGCCGCCCTCGTCCACATCCAGCGGGGGAGACGCAATCGACAGCACACGCGAGCCGAGGCGTAGACGCTGCTTCGGCGTGAATGCCTTACTCTCGGGGTCTGCCCTCATTGTCACCTGGTGCGTGATGTCCGCCGCCACCTCGACGCCGCGAAAGAACTCGCGACTTCCTCGGGTGATGAGTTCGCACCAGCGCAAACAGAATGTCTGCCAGTTCGCCGCCGTTGTCTCGTCGAGTTGCCCCGCCGCGTTGACAGTGCCCACGAGTCGTTGCACCTCGACGCGGTTACTCAGCTTGCCCGCCCTCATGCGTAGTCCCCCCACTTGAGGCGACCCGCAAGAGCAGCGTAGGACAAGTCAATCTCTTTGCTGATGGTCCCGACGATGACTGTCTCTG